CAAGCAGCTGCAGCCGGCGGTACAAATACTACGGCAGGTGTTGCTCCCGGATATGCTTCTACCGGAATTATGGTCATGGGCGGTGCGGGTGGTGGTGGATCACCGACAAATGGATCGGGTTCTGCTGGCGGTGCTATTTCGTCCGTAGCGGTTGGCTTTGGTGATAATTTTCCAACCATAGCAGGTGGTACAGCAGGTAGCACAAGTGCTGGTGGTGCTGGTTCTGGTGGACTTATGTTGAAACCTTTTCAATATACAGGCGGTACTGGCGGTGGCGGCGCAGCAGGTGGTAACGGCGGCAATACAGGTGTTGCCGGTGCAGGTGGTAATGGTGCTCCAGGTTGTGGTGGCGGTGGCGCAGGTGGATCAAATAATACTGTAACTACACTAGGAAGGCCAGGTGATGGTGGTCCAGGTTTTGTTTACATATATTCATGGTAACATAAAAAAAATTACATAAGAATTAAAAAAGTTATAAATATAGCTACGTGGTAAAAATAGGAGAAATATATGAGTGAAACAACAAGAGCTATTGTAGATTATGCAGATGAAGATAACGCTAAAGAAATGCGTGATGCTTTGTATTCAGCAATTCAAGATAGAGTAACTGCACATATTGATGCACAAAAAATTGAAGTTGCTAAAAGTTTGATTAAACAACCTGAAAATGCTCCTGAAGAAGAATCAGTAGAAAACAGTTAATATAACAGGAATAAAAAATGGCAAACGTATATTCATATCAGGTATTAAAAGATACCACAGAACATGCAGTTATTAAATTAACTGCTAAATTCGATGGTACAGGCCAAGAAGCCAACGTGTCACGTATTCAAGCAAACAGTTTATATGGCGCAATGAATACAACTAATCAATTACTTACTGGTGGTGGTACAGCAAAATCTTATTACGGATTATCATTATATCGTTTGTGGTATGATACTACAAGTGCTGCAACAGGTGACGTTGAAGTATTTTGGAACGCAACACCACCAGCAAACAGTACAATATTCATGTTGAATGGTAATGGCGAATATGATGGTAATGGAAACTGGGTAACAATATCAAACAATACAAGAGGTCAAACTGGATCAAATGGTGATATTGGTGTTAATACCAGAGGTATGGTCGCAAATGATTCATATACTATTATTGCAGAATTACGTAAAGATAATGCAGATTATCAACGTGGTCAGTTTAATGATCCAGCTGCATTTAATTATGGTTCTTACGGCATGAAACCTTAATAGAAAGTTTACAATGAAACTTATCAGAGAACTTACTGAATCAGTTAACTATTTAACCGAAGAAAAAGACGGAAAAAAAAGTCTTTTTATTGAAGGTCCATTTTTAATTGCTGAAGCCGTTAATAAAAACAAACGCATGTATAAAGAAGAAACAATGCGTAATGAAGTTAAACGGTATAACGAAGAATACATTACAAAAAACCGTGCCTTTGGTGAACTGGGACATCCAGACACACCATCCATTAACTTAGACCGTGTGTCCCACTTAATCGTTGGATTACGCCAAGAAGGAAATGCTTGGATAGGCAAAGCAAAAATTCTTGAAACACCAATGGGAAATATTGCAAGAAACCTTATTGAATGAGGCGCACAACTAGGTGTGTCTTCACGTGGTATGGGTTCTTTAAAAAGTATTAATGGTGTAAACATAGTTCAAGACGATTTTCATCTGGCCACAGCGGCAGATATTGTAGCAGACCCTTCTGCGCCTGGTGCTTTTGTACAAGGTATTATGGAAGGAAAAGAATGGATGATGGTTAATGGAATATGGACTGAAGTTCAATATGAAGAAGCAAAGCAAGAAATTCGCCAAGCTTCTCGTAAAGAAATTGAATCCGTAAGTTTACGTATCTTTGAAAACTTCATCAAAAAACTTTAATTATAAATATCCAATATAAAATCAAGGAGATTCTCAAAATGGGAAAATTAAATCTGACAGACGCCGCTAAATCAATTTTAACCGAAGGTTCGAAAGAAACATTTCAATCAAACATTTCGTCTAAACATAGTGGTGGAGACAAACCGGTAAAATTAAATCCAGCAGTTGCTTATGGCACAAAATCTGTTGGCCAAATTGGTACACAACCAAATGATGTTAATGATGTAACACCAGATTACACAAAAGGTGTTGCAACTGCAACACCACCTGGAGCAACACCTCCAGTTGGTCAACAAGCAAGAATGACTTTACCACATCAGCCAGCTCAAGATTTAGCTGGTGAACAAGATAAAGATATGGGTAGCAAACAAGGTACTGAATCATCTTACGAAAACATTCGTGACCGTGTTAAAGCCAAATTAGCCAAAACAACACAGAAACCAAATCCTGGTGCAACTGCACCTTATGTTCCAGAAGAAAAAGAATCTGACGAACCTGTAGTTGCTGAAGAAAAAGAAGAAAAAAGTCATGAAGATGCTAAACAAGACAAAGCAATGATGAAAAAAATGATTAACAAAGCCAAAATGAAAGAAGACATGGACGCTCTTATGAGTGGTGAAGACCTTTCAGAAGAATTTGTTAGCAAAGCAACTACAATTTTTGAAGCCGCTGTTATTTCACGTGCTGAAGAAGTTATTGCCGAAGCACAAGAAGCTTTGGTTGAAGAATTTGAATTGGCTGTTGAAGAAGTTAAAAATGATTTGGCACAAAAACTTGATGAATACATCAATTATATGGCCGAAGAATGGGTTAAAGAAAATCAAATTGCCATTACTAAAGGTCTACGTGCTGAAATCGTAGAAGACTTTATTACCGGCTTAAGAGGTTTGTTTGAAGAACACTATATTGATATTCCAGAAGACAAAGTTGATGTTGTAGAAGAACTTGCTAACAAAGTTGAAGAACTTGAATCTTCACTTAATGAACAAATTAAATCTTCTGTACAATTGTCCAAACAATTAAACGAACAAAAAAAGAATGAGGCTATACACACAGCTTGTGAAGGCCTGACGCAGACGCAAGTAGAGAAAATGAAATCACTCGCAGAGGGTATTGAGTTTACTACTGAAGACGAATTTGCCGCTAAAATGGAAACATTGAAAGTATCTTACTTCAAAACACCAGTTATAGCTGCTGAGAGTTCTGCTTTAAACGAAGAAATCACTATCGAAGATGAGAAGAAATCCGTTTCTTTTGATCCTTCTATTGATGAATATGTTAAATCAATCTCAAAATCTTTGGTAAAATAAATAAAACTACCAATCACAGATACTCACAAGGAGAAAACTCATGTATCTAACTGAAGAATTACAAAAAAAATGGGATCCAGTACTGAATCATCCAGAACTTGAAGCCATTAAAGACCCATACAAGAAAGCTGTTACAGCTCTTGTTTTGGAAAACCAACAACAAGCTATGCGTCAAGATGCACAAGCTTTGAATGAAACTGCATACACATCAGCACCTGCAAACGTTGCTGGCGGTGTTTCCAACTACGATCCAATCTTGATTAGCTTGGTTCGCCGTGCATTACCTAACTTGATTGCTTATGATGTTGCAGGCGTTCAGCCAATGACAGGCCCAACAGGTTTGATTTTCGCAATGCGTGCTCGTTACAACAACCAATCTGGTTCAACAGCTAACGCAAACGAAGCATTCTTCAACGAAGCAAATACACAGTTCTCTGGTGCTAACTCATCTGGTAACCCATACGGTTTCCAAGGTAACTTAGTTAACTCTGATACTAATGCTAACACAGTTCAAAGTTTTACTGCTAACAACTTGACAACTGGTATTGGTATTACTACTGCTAACGCTGAACAATTAGGTGTTGATGCTGCTGTTAACCCATTCAACCAAATGGCATTCTCAATTGAGAAAGTTACTGTAACTGCTCAATCACGTGCTTTGAAAGCAGAATACTCTTTAGAACTTGCACAAGACTTGAAGGCAATCCATGGTTTGGATGCTGAAACAGAATTGGCAAATATTCTTTCTACAGAGATTCTTTCTGAAATCAACCGTGAAGTTATCCGTACAATCTATGCAACTGCTGTTGTTGGTGCTCAATACGGTACAACTACTGCTGGTACATTTGACCTTGACACAGACTCTAACGGCCGTTGGTCAGTTGAGCGTTTCAAAGGTTTGATTTTCCAAATCGAACGTGATGCTAACGTAATTGCAAAACAAACTCGTCGTGGCAAAGGTAACGTGATGATTGTTTCTTCTGACGTTGCTTCAGCAATGGCAATGGCTGGTGTATTACAATATACTCCTGCTCTACAAGCT